AGAGCAGCTACTAATGGAACATCATTTTTAGTTAAAGATGTTAGTATTCCTGCAGGTAGTTCACTTGAAATTCTGTCTGGTGGTAAAGTTATACTAGAAACTACAGATGCAATTAGAATTGATTGCTCTGTTGCAGATAAAATTTCAGGAACACTGTCAATAATGGAGATAACGTAATATGCCTTATATTGGTCAAGAGCCTAGTATAAAGGCACTTACAGCATCAGATATAGCTGACGATTTAATTACGTCTGCTAAATTAAATTATACTGAATCTACACTTACAGACCAAGCAACAGTTACTTGGGATGCTTCAACACAAGATGTATGTAAATTAACTTTAGGTGGTAATAGAACATTGGCTGCTCCTACCAATAATTCCACTGGTCAATTTATATCAATACTTGTAATACAAGATGGAACAGGTTCAAGAACTTTAACATGGAATGCTGTATTTGAATTTAAAGATGACACAGCACCTACATTAACAACAACAGCTAGTAAAGGAGATGTTTTTGTTTTCAGATACAACGGATCTAAATGGTTAGAAGTTGGTAGAAATCAAAATTTAACATTATCATAATATGTTTGCATTAGTAGAATCAGGAAAAATTATAAAATATCTTAGTGGTAATAAAGGTATTACTATTGGAGATAAACAATATCCAAAAGCAATTTTTGGTTTATGGTCTAAAAGTGAAAGAGAAGCAATAGGTATATACGAAGTTGAAATAGACAATACAAATAAAAAAGATGATAAATGGTATATTAATACTAATATATCTTATTCATTTGATAATGGTAAAGTTACAGGATCTTATGGCACAGCTACAGCTAAAGCACATGCAGATACTTTATTTACAGCACAAGATGAAATAGATGGTTTAGGTATACAAGGTGATGTGAAAGGTGAAGGATTAAAAACAATATTAATTAGAGATTTAAAATCACAAGCAGCAACTGAATTACAAAATACAGATTGGTATGTTATTAGAAAAGCAGATGCAGGAACAGCCATACCTAGTTCTATAACTACACATAGAGCAGCTGTAAGAACTAAAGTAGCAGAAATGGAAACATTAATTACAAACGCTGCAGATACACCAGCTTTAGAAACTTTATATACTTATACAAGACAAGAAGATGGTTCAGTTACTAGACCATTAGGTGAACTCCCAACACTGGAGAGTTAATGCCAATAAATAGTTTTTTATATCCAGGAGCTAAAGTAGTACCTCCTTTTACAGTTGCTAATTCATGTAGATTTGATGATGGTAGCAGTGACTCTATGAATAGAAGTAATGGCACGCCAACAAATCTTAAAAAATTTAGTATATCTTTATGGTTTAAAAGACCAGAACCAGGGTTAAATAAATATTTAATAACAGGTTATGATGATGAAGATAATAGGACACTGTTGCAATTTTCATCTGATCAATTATTATTTCAAAACACAACAGGGGGAAGTAATAATACAGTTGTAAAATCAAATGCTATGTTTCGTGATCCATCAGCTTGGTATCATTTTTGTGTGATTGTAGATACAACACAAAGCACAGATTCAAATAGAGTAAAAATGTATGTTAATGGCTCACAAGTAACAAGTTTAGCATCATCAACTTATCCAAATCAAAATACAGATATGGAATTAACAGACTCTGCAAATTCTATAATATTAAATCAAAAAGGTGATAATTCTGATTATAATTCAGGTTATTATGCAGAAGTTGTTGTGTTAGATGGCACTGCTGCAAGTATTACAGATTTTGGTCAATTTAATGAAGATACCCCTACAGTATGGGAACCTAAAGATGTAACAGGGTTAACTTTTGGTAATAATGGTTTTTACTTAGATTTTGAAGACAGTAGTAATTTAGGTAATGATGTTAGTGGTGGAACAGATTTTACAGTTAGTAACCTTACAGCACTAGATCAATCTACAGATACATGTAGCAATAATGGTTGCACTTGGAACCTACTTTATAGAAATCAAGCAGCTTTTTCTCAAGGTAGCTTAGTTTATCAAGCACCAAGTTCAAATCCCGTATTTGGTTCTTTAACTACTTTTGGAGTTACAAAAGGAAAGTGGTATGCAGAATGTAAGTATCATGCTGGCTCTAATCATTATGGAATTATTGGGGTAGCAGATGAAGTTTTTGCTACACTTAATGATTTAGGTTCTGCTACAAATACAGATCTTGGAAAAACAGGTTCAGCTTTAGGTTCAGATCCAAATGATTGCACAGTAGCTTATGTTATTAACACAGGAAAAATTAGGAATAATAATAACAATCAAAATTATGGATCAGGTGGTGGAGATGGTGATATAATAAATATTGCACTTGATAGAGACAATAGAAAAGTTTATTTTGGTATAAATGGAACTTATGAAAATTCTGGTAATCCCTCATCAGGTTCAAATGGTTTTGACTTGTCAAGTCAAGTTACAGGCGACTTATATTTTTTAGGTGTTACTAACGATACAGGGTCAAGTGAAACAATATTGGATTTTAATTTTGGTGGTGGCTTTGGACAAACAGCAGTATCAACAGGCAATAGTGATGCTAATGGTTATGGAAATTTTGAATATGCAGTTCCATCTGGATTTTATGCTTGGAACTCAAAAAACTTAGCGGAGTTTGGATAATGGCTTATACAACTATAGATAATCCTGAGTTATATTTTCAAACAAAAACTTATACTGGTACTGGAAGTTCTAATGCAATTACTTTAGATGGTTCTGAAGATATGCAACCTGATTTTGTTTGGATTAAACACAGAGATGAGGCTAATTGGCATAATTTATATGATTCCATTAGAGGAGCAACAAAAAGACTTTTTTCAAATACTACTAGTGCAGAGGAAACACAAGCACAAGGTCTGTCAGCTTTTGGAACAGATGGATTTACTGTAGGCAGCAATGTTGATGTAAATAAATCTTCTGGTACTTATGTAGCATGGAATTGGAAAGCTGGTGGCTCCGCATCATCAAATTCTGATGGAGATATAACAAGTTCTGTATCTGCAAATACCACCGCTGGATTTAGTATTATGACTTACACAGGAACAGGAAGTAATAATACAGTTGGCCATGGTTTAAACTCTGCACCAACATTTACAATAATTCGTAGAAGAGATTCTACTAGAAATTGGTTTGTATCAATAGTCCCATATACAGGAGATACAGGTTATTTGTATTTACATACTACTACTGCTGGAGGCTCTAGTGGACAATCTTTTTTTACAGCAAAACCAACAAATTCAGTTATGAATTTAGGAACAGATCAAGATGCTAATATAAGTTCTGGAAGCTATATAGCATACAATTTTCATGATGTGCAAGGTTACTCAAAATTTGGTAAATATGAAGGTAACGGAAATAATAATGGCACGTTTATTTACACGGGTTTTCGTCCAGCTTGGGTTATGATTAAAAAAACAAGTGGCACAGGAAATTGGGGAATTAATGATACAAAAAGAGATATTAATTCAACTTATGGTAATGATGCTTCACTTTATGCAAATACAAGTGATACAGAAACTACATCATCATCTTTGAATATAGATTTATTATCTAATGGCATGAAATTAAGATCAGATAATTCTTCTTACAATGGTGATGGCGGAACATACGTATATATGGCTTTCGCAGAATCACCCTTCGTAAATTCAAATGGTGTACCTACAAATGCAATGTAAAATTAATTAAGGAGAAATAATGCCCTATATAGGAAAACAACCAACAGTAGGAAACTTTCAAGTTTGTGATGCTATATCTGTTGTAAACGGACAAGCAGCATATACTATGCAAGTTAATTCTACAAACGTAACACCAGAAACAGCATTTCACATGCTAGTTAGTTTAAATGGTGTA